CTTCGTCTGCGTCGCGTTCATCGGCGGGCCGCGGAACTTCATCCACTCGGGCAGGAAGCGGTAGTTGTACTTGGCCTTGGCCAGCAGCTTGATCGCATCGCGCTCGGTGCGGCTGAGCATGATCACGACGCGGTCCTCGTAGCCGAACGTCAGCCACAGGCAGTACGCCGCGACCAGGGTGGAGAAGCCCAGCTGACGAGCCTTGAGCAACAGTGAGTAGCGGTTGACCATCCACCCGCTGGCGGTCTGGCGCTGGGCGTCGAACAGGTCGAACTTGATCCGACCGTGCTCGGGGTGCTTGATGTAGACGTACTCGGAGCACCAGTACTCGAACGCCTCCATCAGCTTGGCCGGATCGCGCCCCTTGGGGAAGCAGCGTCGCCACTCGCGTTCCTCCAGCAGCTGATCCCAGCTGATCTGGTTCTCGTCGAGCAGGGTCACTTGGGTTGCGCCTCCAACAGCTGTGCCGGGTTGAAGAACCCCTGGATGACTCCGAGGATCATGGAATCGGTCACCACCGTCTCGTCCCCGCCGGGGTTCGGGTTGTCGACTTCGAGGGCGTAGGCGTACGCCTCCTCGACGTCGCTGGCCGTGTACACCGCCCACATCGCCTCGGTCAGCGGCTCATGGTGCTCCTGCATGCAGCAGGCGGTGATGCGCCCGTTGAGCACCTCGTCCTTGGATGACTCATGGATCGTGTTGTAGGACATGGAGCCTCCCTAGGGCGTGACCGAGAACTGGTTGTAGATGCTGATGTGTGCACCAGTGCTGGGAACCACGGTTCCATCGGTATTGAACGTCACGGTGGTGTTGAAGCTGACCCCGGCATTGATCATCGACGGCAATCCGACGCGGTACCCGACCGGCAGCGTGAACGCCGTCTGATTGGCGGTGCCGTTGTACATCTGTCCGCGTATTTGCAGCATGTCCCCGACCAGGCGGTACTGCATCGGCTGCCAGCCCGAGACCATCCATCCGTTCTGGAACGTCACGTTGATCCATGCCGGGGTCGGGTTGGCCGGTGCCACGGCTGACGGCGTGACCGGGCCGACGTCCTCGATGTACAGGTTCGTCGTGTTGGTGGCCAGTGCCTGGCCATACCCCGACATCATCCCGATCACGTAGCTACGAGCCACCCCGTCGCCGTCGAGAACGATCGACACCGAGGCGTTGTCCCACTGGGCGGGCGAGGTGACCCAGTGATCGAAGCTGGTGATTTCCCCCGTCCCGGCTGCCGGAACGGTCCCGTTGAACATCTTGATTCGCAGCGATGTGTTCGCCACCGTCACTGGCCCCCAGGCGCGACAGTCGACCGAGAAGCGGTATCGCCGCCCGACCACCGTTGTGAACGGCGCCGGGATGGTGGCCGTGATCCAGTTCGTTCCCGCCGGAATTGGAGGGTCGCCGTTCGGCTTCCCGATGGCGACGATGCCCCACGCGCTGTTCCACCGGGCCACCTCGGCCGACATCCCCGACCCGATGATCGGCACCCACTGGCCACCGACCTTGGCCTTCAGAACCCCGGCCATCAGGCTGTCACCGAGAAGCTGAGGCCGTTGAACACGATGTTGGTGTTAGCTCCTGGCCCGAACGAGGTGACGTTGCCGTCCGTTGTGCATTCAAGTTCGGCCATCGTCCATTGGCCGCCGACCACACCAGCCGTGGCGAACACGGTCGTCGCCAAGGGTCGGTAGCCGACCGGCAGGTTGAAGATCGGCATGTTGATGGAACCACTGATCACTCGACCTCTCAACTCCACCTTGTCACCCAGTAGGCGGTACTGGGCGACCTGATGCGGCGACCCGATGTTGATCCATCCGTTGAGCAGTGTCGGTGCGGTCCACACGCTGGCGGGCTGGGCGGGCGGGCTGGAGGCCAGCGACACCGGGCCGACGTCCTCGACGTAGAAGAGCGTCGGGTAGATGGTCGGCGTGTTGTTCGAGGCTTGGCCGACCGGGACCAGGGTGTACGTCTGCCCGGTGCCGTTTTCAAGGGCCTCCACATAGATTCCGCCGTAGTTGACCGGAGTCGACGCATAGTCATCAGCGAACACCGGCACATTCAGGTTCGAGGAGTTGGCGAACGTTATGTGCGCCGAGACGTTGGTCCCGCCCAGCGCCCTGGCCTTGAAGACGATGCGGTACCTCCGCCCGATCTGCATCGTGAATGTCAACGGTGAAGTCAGCGCAACGTTCGTGGCCGTCAGGGCGAAGTTGCTAGACGCAATGGTGCTGGCAACGACGCCCCACGCCGAGTTCCATCGCGCCGTGTCCGGGTCGGCCAGGTTCGGCTCGTCGGTGTCGTACCACAACTCGGTCGCACCGCCGGGATCGCTGGTGCCGACGTGCACCTCGTTGCCGGTGATCGGGGTCCACACATCCAGGCCGGTCACATCGGCGTACAGCGCGGGCGGGACCGGCATCACGATCGCCCCCGCGGCCTTCAGCGTCCACGCTCGACCGCGCTTGTCGGTGAAAGCCGTTGCTGACAGGTCGGTCAACTCGTTCGCATCGAAGCGCCACACCGGCACCGTGGGGGTTGCCACCTTGGCGATCTGCACCCAGTAGATCGAACCGAGGAACCAGTACGGCTCATACGGGGTGAGGCCAGACTGCCCCCAACCGATCGACAACGGCACACCAGCGTTGGCCGGAGTCAGCGGCTGCGCCGCGGTCGTCGATGCCGGTCCTGGCGTCCACGTCGTACCGTTCAACGACGATTCGAGCGTCGCCGTCGTTGCCCCGACGTTCACGGTGATGCGCAACCACAGGTCGGCACCCAGCGCCCACGATGCCCCCGGCACCCGCCATGAGACCGAACCTGCACCAACGATCAGCACCAGGCTGTGATCCACTCCCGAGTAGGCCAGCAGGGCCATGTTCAGTTCCACGGTGCGCGCCGTCGCACTGCCTTGCAGCGACTGGCTGAACACGTACTGCAGCCCGGCAACCGTGTTCAGCTTCACCCGGCAGGTGATCACGAAGTTCTGAGTGAGCACCTGGTCGGCAGTGTTCGGCGTCGTCACGTAGACGGTGGAGGTCGGAGTGAGCATCTGTCCCGAGCCGGGCGTCACCCACAGTTCGGTCGCTGAATCGGTCGGTGTGGTCGGTCCGACCCACACCTCGTCGGTGCCGCCACCGACGGGCACCCACGCCCCGCCGATGCGCGCCTTCAGGACAGGGGACATCCGCTGTCTCCGCTCATACCGACGTGTCCACCCACAACTCGAACGTCGCACCGGGATCGGTCGGCCCGACGAAGACTTCGTCAGGAGCGACGCCCGCTGGTCCCTGCGGACCCGCTGGACCCTGTGGGCCGGGGACCGTCGAAGCCGCACCGGCAGGACCCGCTGGACCCTGCGGGCCGGGGACCGTCGAGGCCGCACCGGCAGGACCGGTCGGACCTGCCGGACCCGGTGGCCCGGGGACCGTTGAAGCTGCGCCGGGAGGACCCGCTGGACCGATCGGACCCTGCGGGCCGATTGGCCCGGCCGCTGTCTCCACCCACGTCCCGCCGGAGCGGACATACAGCTTGTTCGTGTCGGTGTCGAACCACAGGTCGTAACTGGAGCCGGGATCGTTCGGGCCGACGAACACCTCGTCGTCGCCGCCAGTGCCACCACCACCGCCGCCGCTGTCGATCCGCCGTCGCAGGTCGAAGATCGCCCGTCGCGTCGGCTCGTCGAGTCCCGACTCGTAACCGTTGCGGACCAGCTGGTCAGCCATCGAGTTCTTCTCGCTGCTCCAACCGATTAGCCAACTCGTCGGTCGCCCGATCAGCGAGCATGGCGAACAGTTCGTCGTCGGTCAGCGCGCTCGCCGCCTTGCCCTGGGTCACGGTCACGTCGACCTTCTTCGGCTTGATCGCGTCGATCGCCTCCAGGTAGGCGCGCGCCGCTTGGACCTGGCGGGGATCGGTGCGGTCCGTCGCCGTCTCGTGCAGGGCACCGAGCACGGCGTGGGCCTTCTCCGGGGAACCGACCGTCTTGCGATACAGCGTCTCCCATGCGGCAAGGAAGGCGGGTTCGCCCTTCCACTTGCTCAGCTGCTGAATATTGGTGCCGAGCTCGTCGGCCAATGCGGTCTGCGTCTTCGGCTCGCGATCATCCCCGATGGTGCACAGCCATTCGAGGAACCGCTGCTTTCGCCAGTCGGTGTCCTTCACTGGCGGGAGGCTAGTGCAGTCGCACTAGGGCCTTTCGGTTCGCTCGCTAGGATCGACTGTCGATCCTAGCGAGCGCCCTGCCCGCCGTTCACGTTGGCGCTCGTCGCTCGCCGCCCGTCGGTCCTGGCTGAGCACGTTGTAGATCGTCGACTGACTGACGCCGTAGGTCTTGGCCAAGTCCTTGACGTAGATCCCGGCCTGGCGAGCCAGGACGATGTCAGCTGCCTGCTGGGCGTTGATCTTGGTGTTCCAGTTCTTCTCCCCGTAGAACACGTTGACCGGCGGTGGACTGGCTCGCCCCTTGGCCAGCATGTCGGCGTTGTTCTCCGCGATGGTGCCGATCCTCAGGTGGGCGTAGGCGAAGCACGGCGGGTTGTCGCACAGGTGAAGGATGACCTCACCGGGCAGCAGCCGGATGTCCCTGGCCTGCTCGACGATCCAGCGGTGCGCCTTGTACGACTTGACGACCCCGTCAACCTTGACCTTGAGTGCACCGTAGCCGTAGCGGTCGACCGGTCCCTGCCACAGCACGCAGGGCGTCGGCTGCGGTGTGGGCGGTGGGTAATCGCGGCGACGCCGCTCCTGCCTGGTGAAGGTGGAGCGGCGCGCCGTGTGTCTGATCTTCTCCGGCTTGACCGGGATAGCCAGACGGACCATCGGCCGAAGCCGACGTATGACGACCATCAGTTCTCGTCGATCCAGACGATGCGGGTTGCACCGCCGTGTCCGTGGACGTGGATGATCGACTCGATCCCTCGCTCGTAATGCACGATCGACGACGGCCACTGGCTGATCCAGTGCAGCACGGCGACGTCGTCGGAGAACACGATGCCCTCCGCGACGACGCCAGTGCCACTGACGCCGGTCACGTCCACGTCACGCTGCAGGACGAACCGGCGGTGCATCTCAATCCTCGAACAGGTCTTCAGCAGCCACGCTGGCGACTGGGGCCTTGTACGACGCCTTGTAGAGCTTCGGTGCCGAGAATCCTCTGTTCGTCTTTTTCCCTTCGCCCGTGTAAGCGATCTTGATCCAGCCGCCCTCCGCGATCGTCGGGGCACCAGCCTTCTTCATCGCGTCGTAGATGCAGTCCTTCATCGACTTGCCGCTGCCCGAGGCGACCTCGTAGTTGCCGCCCTTGGCGTAGACCTTGCGGACTCCGTCATCGTTCTCACCTTCGGACAGCTTGGTCTGGATGGCGACGACCAGCTGCATCCGCGGCTTGCCGTCCGACCACGTCAACGGGGCCTGCGTCTCCATGTCGGTCTGTTGGCTCAGTTCGACGTCGGTGATCTCGCCCTCGACGAAGTCGCCCAGCTGCTCAAACTTGAACGCCTTGCCGCCTCCTCCTTGGAGGAAGTCGGTGATCGCATTGCTGTTACTCATGTGCTCATTGCTCCTTGGTTCACTTGGATGGGTTCCGACTCCGGCAGTTCCAGCTGTCTCCAGTTGTCGTGCCGGACTTCGGCCTTGGGCACCCCGCGCTGGTGACCCTCACGAGGGTCCATGCCGAACGGGATGGAGTATTCGGCCTCGATCGAGTCGAGCAGGTTGAGCACGGTGACGATGTCGTCCGGCTTGCTCAGTCCCTGCTTGGGCGTCGGGACGCTGTTGGGCCACTTGCGCAGCAAGGTGCTGCGCGCCTGGGGGTTGTCGCGGATCACGGTGATGCGCTGCTGGCACCAATCGACCATCGACTGCAGCGGGACCGGTGGCATCTCG